CCGTCGATGACAATCTCCTCGAAAACTACCACTGCCTCGCCTGCGATCTCACCTTCGGCAAGAACGACCTGTAATCCAGCCCCCCCATATCCCCCGGCGATTCCCGCTAGGGGCTTTTATTTTTCTCTCAGATTTGAAAGGATTTCATCATGGCACACGAACTCGCATCCACTAACGACATGGCCTATGTCGGCGAAACGCCTTGGCACGGCCTCGGCAATCAACTCCCCAAGAATCAACCCATCGAAGTCTGGCAGAAGGCCGCAGGCATGGATTTCGAAATCAAACAAACCGAAGTCCTGTTCAACGCCGCAAATGGCGATGGCAACCTGCTCAATCTGCGCAGCAACCCGGATGCGACCGTGCTCTATCGCTCGGACACAATGGATGCGCTGTCGGTCGTCTCCACGCGCTACAAGGTTGTACAGCCCAAGGATGTGCTGGGCTTCTATCGCGATCTGGTATCCGTCGGAGGCTTCGAGCTGGAAACGGCAGGCATACTCAAAGGCGGCAAGAAGCTTTGGGCTCTGGCCCGTACCGGACAGGAAATCCTCCTTGCCGGCAACGACAAGGTAGCCGCCTACCTGCTGCTCGCCACCAGCTGCGATGGCTCTCTGGCAACCACCGCCCAATTCACCTCCGTCCGCGTGGTATGCAACAACACCTTGCAGATGGCTGTGGGCGAAAGCCGTGGCGCGGTCAGGGTACCTCACTCCACCACCTTCGATCCGGCAGCGGTCAAACGCGAGCTGGGACTGGGCATGTCCGCATGGGATACCTTCATGGCGAACATCAAGGATATGGCTGAGCGTCCGGTGAACAAGTTCGAGGCAATGAGCTATCTGGTCAACGTACTGGGCGATCCAGCTCTGCCGCTCAACGACCAGCCCAACCAGAAAGCGATCCAGCAGGTATACGGGCTGTATTCGGGGGAAGGTAAGGGAAGCAAGCTGTCGTCTGCCGCAGGGACTGCTTGGGGCTTGGTCAATGGCATCACCGAGTATGTCGACACGCACCGTCGCGCACGCAATCAGGATTACCGCCTCGATTCAGCTTGGTTTGGGGCGGGTGCGCAGATCAAGCAAAAGGCATTCGAGCAGGCATTAGCCTTGGCGGCGTAATTCACAGAATCTGTGGATAACCCTGTGGGAAAAAGCGTTCCACCCTCGGCAACCACGGGGGTGGACGCTCATGCCTACCGAACGAGCAAATCCAATAAGTCTCTTTGGCTGCGCGGATGGGGACAAAAAACTGACAACGCAGCAACCTTCGGTCGATGACCGCAAACCAGACGCCTCGGAGAGATGACTTCCGGGGCGTTTTTACATTTACGAATTGAGGAGGTTATCAGCATGATTTCACCACTACCGAAACAAACCCGGCCTGACTCAACGCGTCCAGCCCTGCGCTTGGTCAAGACCAACGAACTGAGCCGCGATGACTGGCTGGAGGTGCGCAAAACCGGTATCGGCTCCAGTGATGCCGCTGCTGCTGTCGGGCTCAATCCGTATCAGTCGCAACTGGAACTCTGGCTGGTTAAAACCGGACGCGATGCCCACCTGCCCAAAGTCGATCCCAATGACGACTCTTCTCCGCTGTTCTGGGGCACGCTGCTGGAGAGTTTCGTGGCCGCCGCCTATACCAAGCGCACCGGCAACCGGGTACGCAAGCTGAATGCGGTATTGCAGCATGCCGAATACCCCTGGATGCTGGCAAACCTCGACCGCGAGGTGATGGGGACACCCGGCGTCCAGATTCTGGAATGCAAGACCACCGGCATGAACGGACAGCGCCTCTGGCGCGACGGCGTTCCTGAGTACATCCAGTTGCAGGTGCAACATCAGCTTGCTGTCACCGGCAAGCAGGCAGCCGATGTCGCAGTACTCGTATGCGGGAATGATTTCCGGACATTCCGCATCCAGCGCGACAACCAGATGATCGCCAGTCTGATCAATCTGGAGCGACGTTTCTGGCATTACGTCGAAACCGATACGCCACCACCGGCAGACGGCAGCGATTCCGCCGCGACGGCC